GCTTGCGGTCGCCTTGTCGGCGTTCTGCTTCGCCGTGTTGGCGGCAGACGCGGCGTTGTTCGCAGCCATGGTAGCAGCGTCCGCGTTCTGCTTTGCCGTGTTGGCGGCTGATGCGGCGGTGTTGGCGGCATCTGCCGCGTCATTCGCGTTCTTCGCGGCGCTGTTGGCTGTGCTCGCCGCAGTGTTGGCCTTGTCAGCGGCAGTGTTCGCCGCGCTCGCGGCGCTGTTTGCGTTCTTTACCGCCGTCTCTCCACGGTCGATGAGGTCTTGCACGGCATCGTCCCAGTTCTGCGCGGGCTGCTGCCCGTCAAGAGCGCTGCGCAGGATTTCGATTGCGAAGCGCTCTGTCGAATAGGTCTTGCCGCTCTTCGTGATCGTGAAATATGCTTCGTCGGTGTAACCGGAAACGCTGCAAAGCTTGGATTCGTCAACCGTGATCGTGGCGGCGTTGCCGCTCACCGAGCACTGGCCGCGATAGTAGTTGCGCTTGTTCGGCAGAAGCACCACGAGCCATGCCGTAGCGCCCGCAAGCTCGAACTCAGCGCCGTTGTCGTAGATAAGCGCCTTGATGGTGGTTCCGCCATCATCGCCCTGACCGACCTTGATGCAGGTTCCCGCGCCCTCCTTCGAGATATCGAGTTCGAGCGTCCGTGTGTTACCCATCACTGCCCGCCTTCCTCGCCGGTTCCGTAGGCGAGTGCGCGGAGGGCTTCGAGCGCTTCGGCGAAGCTCATAGCAGACCGCGCCTTGCTAGACACGGGCTGCACGTCCGCACTCGCGGCGACGGCTGGCACGCTCGCGGCCAGAGCATCGAATACGTCAACGACGGCTCTAACCCTGTCATCGACGTATATGGGCTGAACGATGGTGAACGAGCCTTCGCGGTTCTCAGGCTCCTTTACGTCGTCAACGGAAACGATGGAACGGCTTCCATCATCGTCAACGGCGATGAATACAATTCCGCCTTCAGCGGCTTTCTTAAGAAGCTCGCTGTCGTACTCAGTAATGACTGCTTCCGAGTTGCTTAGCGGGTCGTGAGCAACGTAATAAATAGTCGCCATGAAATACCTCCCTAGTCCAGTCCGCAGAACGTGCATAACCCGTTCTTGAAGTTGATGGATCGCGTTTTCCAAGACCAAGAAATTGTTCCGTCTCCGTCATCTCTAATCTCGCTAATGTACGTGACACTCGAATCTTTCGTTGTGCAGATGGTCGCTGTCGTACTCTGATCGCTTGATACGGCAGTCGCAATCTGCGGCGAACTGATGCGCACCGTGCCTTCTGCCGTAATCTGAATGCCGCGATACTTGATTGACGGATTGTCAATGTTGTAGGAGTGGGCGGAGAAGTCAATCTTTCCTATCTGCGTGCTGTTCTCATATCCGTAGATAGCGCCACTGACAATGCGAAGAAGGTTCGACACCGTACCGCATTCGAACGTTCCGCTTGCGTTTATGTTGTTCGCGGTCATGTAGTTAGTCGTGAGCTTTCCCGTGCTCAGGTTCCACGTGTTGCGCCCCAGACGGTCGCTGATCGTGCCGGTTTCGATGTAGGTAGCGTTGATATAGAGCAGACCGCCGCTTAGGTAGATTCCCTGCGTAGCGCCGTTGTTCGTCAGCCGGTTGAAAACCTCACGTTGCGTGAGGGAATCGTCCAGCTCGTCCACCTTGTCTTGCGCTTGCGCCTGCTCAATGATGCTCTGCGCCTGACGGGCTGCTGAGTTGTACGTCTTGATGGTATCTGAATAGTCGCTGTATGCGATTTCGTAGAGCTGCATAGCGTCCGACAGCTCTTCAGCCGTCGTTGTCCCAAGCACGTTTTGGATGCGCAGTTCTAGCTTCGCATGCGTGCCGTTGACACTAAACACCGCTTCGTACTGAGTTCTGAGAACTTGCTTGAATTGGTAGTTGAGGTATTCGCTGTTGTATAGGCTTTCGTACTCGTTTTCGAGGTCTACGCGCTCCTTCTCGACGGTCTGCATGATCTTAGACACCGCCGCGTGCTCGGCTTCCGTTATGATGCCGTCTTCGGCTATGCCGTCCATCGTCTTATCGAGTTTGTCAAGCCCGGTGAAAAGGTCTTCAACGCTCGTGTCGCCCAGTTTCGCGCCAGCGGAAAGCGAGAACTCGCCGCTGGTCAAGTCCCAGAAGTTGTTTCCCTTCTCGTCGGTCAGCAGACCGGCGCGCACGCGGTCGGCCTTCATGGTGCCAGCATTGATAACATCGGCAGTCACCATGCCGCCCGTGAAGAACGTTCGCCAATCCCATTGACCGTCTGACGTAAGGCCAGCAGCCAACCGCTGACCGCGACCGTTGACGTTGATAGCCCACATGTCGGCGGTCGCCTTGACCGGCAAACCCGTTTCGGGGTTCAGCGGTACGTTGCTCCAAATCTCGCCCAGCTCGAACGTCTCGACATGGTAGGTGCCAACCGCGTTGAACTGAGCGTTGAGCGCCTGCTGAAGCTGAATTAGCCACGATACCGACGTGCCAGCCGCAGCGTCGTAGAGCGCGTTTTGCTGGCTGTTGCTCTTCAGGGCGTTGTTGACGCTCTGCCACATGTCGGCCATCGTGTCCGTAAGCGTGCCGAACGTCACGGTCGCGTCGCCGGTGAGCAAGTCGCGCTCAATCTGAGACACGCGGCCATGAAGGCGCACGCCCTCGGCAGAAAAGCCCTTGTCGATGATCGCAACGTCATCGCCCACGCCCACGCCCTCCCATGAGCGCCCGAATGCGTAAAGGTCGATAACCGAAGCGGTGTAGGTTACTTTCGGCTCCTTCACTTGCTCTAGGTAGTCTTTCGTTTCCTGCAAGAGCTGCGCCGCGTCCTCGCACTGCTCGTTGACGTATGACGCGACGGCGGGCAGAATGCCGCCCTCGCCGTCAGGGTGCCCCCAAACGGTAGTAGCTTCGGCATCCTCCACGTAGTCTTTGCCGTTGTTAATGTCGCCGAAAGTGAGACGGCGACCGTAGCCGCCGCCCTCAGTCTCAACGCCCTTGCCGTAACCGTAGACGCGAGTTTTCGGGTTGTCGCTCGCAACGGAGCGCTTGACGGAAACGAGGTCTTTAGTCCACGTGAACCGCTTAGCGCTGCTCTGGTTGCCGCGCTTGGCGCGCACGCCCACGCGGCGGCTAACGATGCTCGCGCCGTCGTGGACGATAAGCGTTTCAAGCTCGCCGCCCCACGTCTCGATGATTCCGGCCAATCCCTCACGCACGCTCTCATGGTAGAAGGTGCGCGAAGCGCTGCCGCCCTGATCGCACGTGCCGACCTCCCAGCGCGTGTCTGCGAGGATTGACGCGAGGGCTACCGCGACGCTGCCGGAAGGCCGCTTATCGTCCAGCCAGTCATCCCACGTCTCGTTCACCGAGTTGATGCAGACGGCTTGCGTCTCAGGCGCGCCGTCATCGTCGTGTACGCGGTCTACGGTGTCAACGATGTGTTCGTGACACGTGCCCTGAAGGTCAATCCAAACTATGCGGTCGCCCTTCACGAGGTCTTCGGCGCACGTGATGCCCAGCTCGTCGGTTCCGTCCAGCGCGTCGGTGTGCGTTGCGGCGCTCACCGTGAGCCGCCCCAGATTGTCGCCCCAACGGCTGAAACGGGTGAAGCCTATGCGTCTAATTAAAGCCATCGTTCCACCCACTCTAGTACCGCCGTGCCGCTGGTGATGTTCAGGTGGCACCGCCCGTTGATTTCGAAGTAATCCGAATCAATCGTTACCGGCGCGGTCTGGTTGTTGACCGTCGCGTGCTCGGTCGCCATGTCAAGACGTATGGTGCTCGAAGACGTGAGCGGCGTGTTGACAGCCACGAACTCGCCGGTATCGACGTTCGTAATCCTCCACGTGCTGCCAGCGGCGGGCTTCGCCGTAACTTGCAGGTGAGCGGGTCGGTTGCCGCCAGCGTTGACGTAGACGTTGCCCGCCGAAACCTCCATGCGGCGGCGCTGTCCGTAATAGTCGGGGTCGCCGATATGAAAAGTCACGGTTGTAGTCGGGCAATCGTCGGTGATCTCGTCAAGGTCGGTGCTGCCGCTCACGATTGCGAGCAGGTAGCGCGTCGGGTCATCGGGAAGGTAGAGCGGCGCGGGTTCGTCAGTCCAGAGAGCCGCCGCGAGCTTGTGCCGCATCTCCGCGACCTCGCGGCGGTCTTCAGTCCTAAGCCAAATCTCAACGGGAAGGTCGTAGCCGCCACGGTAAGCGCTCTTGAAGACCTCGCCATGCCGCCCCGGCACGCTCTCGAACGTCGCGTTGACGGTCGCCATGATGGGGCGTCGCACCTTGCAGTGAACCAGCTTCGATAGGTCGGTGCCGTTGAAGATGATTCGGTCGTGCTGGTTCCTAGTCCGTCTAAGTTGCAACTGGCACCCCCCTTTGCTTCAGCTTGCTTGCGATGCCAGCGCCGATCTGCTGGCCTGTCTCGTATGCGTCCACGCCGTCGGCGACCGTGGCGTAAACCGTCACGGCGACGTTAACGGGCTGGCTCGGCGCGTCGGCGAACCGCGAGAAGGCGCGGTTTACCGATGTTTCGATGAAGCCTTGCAACTGCTTCTCAGGCGCGATGAACTCACCGCCCGCTTCGCCAACGCCGACGATTGAAGGCTCATCGAAGTAGCCGCCGCGCGCGTACCAACTGATGCTCACGCTTGGTAGCGAAATCGGGCCAAACTCGTTCCAACTGACGTTGAAGTGCGGAAGCTTCGGCTTCGGAATGCTGATCTTAATTCCGCCAAAGGCGTTCATGATCTTCTGCGGAATGCTCGAAATCGCGTTCCATGCGCTTTCGATAGGGTTCTCTATGAAGCCCCGAATGCTGTTGAACACGCCTTGCACCTTCGAGCCAAGGCCGGGGAATCCCAGCTTGTCGCCGATGCGGTCTGCGATGCTAACCGCCGTGCTCTCGGCAGCGTCAAGCTTCGAGCCGATGTTGTCTTTGATCGCGTTAAATGCGTTTGCCGCTTGGCTCTTCGCCGTCTCCCAGTCGCCGTTCATTGCGGCTTGCAGAGCGCCAGCAGCCGAGCTGCCAACGGTCTTCGCGGTGTTCATGTCGTTCTGAACCGTGGAAGCGATTTGCCCGAAGGCTGAATCGGTGTTGCCGGTTAGGTTGTTCCACCAGTTAGACACGGTATCGACCGCGCCTTGTGCGAGGTTCCCGACGTTGGTTTTAAGATCGTTCCAAGCGTTCGAAGCGCCGGTTTTGATGTTCTCCCAAGTGTCGGAAGCGCCTTGCTTCAACTGCTCCCACTTCTCGCCAACGCCGGTGCAGAAATCCGAAACGCCGGTGCTGACCTGCTCCCAGATTCCGCCCCAGAACTCAGGCACGCCAGCGAAGAAATCCTGCACGGCTTGCCACTTCTCCGAAATCCAGCCGGTGAAGTCAGACCACATCTGCTTACCCGTCTCGGTCTGCGTGAAGAACCACGTAAGGCCAGCGACGGCGGCGGACACGGCGGCAACGCCAAGGCCGATAGGATGCGCGGCGATAAGCCCGGTAAATCCCGTCCAGCCGCTAGAAAGCGTGCCGGTGAGCATGCTTCCAAGACCGCCCGCCTTGGTGACGATGTTAGAGAAGCCGGTTCCGATCTTGCTTAGAAAGCCCGTGTCGCCCATGAGCTTCTTAGCACCGCCCCAAAGCTCGCCAGCGGTCTTGAAGGCGCTTCCCACGCCCTCTGCGGCTTCCATCGTCTTACCAATGGCGGTTGTCACGCCGCCGAAGGCGACCGCGCCGAGCGCGAGGTTATTAACAAGCGTCTGCTGCTCTGGCGTTAGGTTCTTGTACCAGCCCGTTACGGCTTCGAGGGCGGGCGCGAGCGTGTTAAGAAGGCTCGTCCCGATCTCGGTTACGGCGGTCTTGACTGGCATTGCCGCTTCGCCGAGTTCCTGCATGCTCTGGTTCATCTCGTTCTGCGCGTCGCGCGAAGCGAGAAGGTCTTTGTTCGTCTCTTGGTACTGCCGTCCCGCGTCCGCGTAAAGCCCGGTAAGCGTCTCGGTGATGAGCTGCGACCGCTCCTGCTCGCTTCCGCACGCGGCAAGAGCAGCGTTAAAAGCGTCTTCTTTTGTCTGACCCTCGGCGACCGCCTGATTGAAAGCGGCCTGAGCCGAAGAGTGGCCGGACAGCGCGGCGCTCCACTGCTCGGCTGATGCCGTAGACCAGTTGAGAGCGTCGGCAAGGCCGCCAGTGACGGTGCCCGTGTGCGCCGTCTCCTGCGCTGCTTCCGCCAAGTTCTGAAGCGGCAGAGCGTCGCCGAATGTCGCGTAAGCGCCAGCGGCAATGTCCGTCCACTGCTGCAATTCCTGCTCGTTGGTTGTCAGACGCGCTAGGTTCTGGCTCGCTTCCGTGGCAGATGAAGAATCGCCAAGGATGCGGTAGAAGCTCGCATAGGTCGAAGATGCTTGCTCGGCGGTGCCGCCAGCGCTCACCCATGCCGTTTCGAGCTGCCCGCTCTGCTGTATCGCTTCCTCTTGGCTCGATGCAAGGCCGGTAAGCGCGCCAGCCGCACCGATGATGCCGCCAGACAATGCCGTTCCCGCGCTCGAAATCTTAGACCCGGCGTTTGAAAGCTTGTCGGCGTTGTCCTCGATGGTCTGACCAACCTTGTAAAGCGCCGTGCGCGATGCGTCCGCTTCGCGCGCCGTGTCCGCAAGCTCGCTGCCGTAGCTGTCAAGCTGGCGCTCGCACTGCATGATCGCGCGCTTCAGGCTGTCGTACTGCCGTTCCTCCTGAGCCGTGAGCTGCGCGCCGCTCTGCTTCTTGCTCTCCAACTGCGCGAGCGCTTGCTTGTAAGCATCAAGCTTCTGCTTCGTCTCGCCGTAGGCAGAGTTGAGCGCCTTTACCTTCTGCTCTAGCAGCTCGGTGTTTCCGGGGTCGAACTTCAGCGCCTTGTTGATATCGCGCAAATCGCTTTGGGTGTCGCGCGATGCCTGCTGAACCTTCTTCAGGGCGCTTTGAAGCTCGGTCGTGTCGCCTCCGAACTTGATAACAAGCCCCTTGTAAGTGACCGCCACGTAATCACCCCTCTTCGGTTGCCAAAGTCCCATGAGTGCTTGAAGCAACGCGCCCTCGCGGGTGCGCTGCCGTCAAGAACTCACTTCACGTCATGACCAGAACGCGGCTTCTGCCTTGCGCGCCTTCTCGTCCTCGTCGTAGTGCGCCGCAGCGTCGGCGTAGAACGCGTTGATCTCCAACAGGTCTTGAACCTGCCGGTAGCTCATCATCTGAAGGTCTGAAAGCGTCAGGCCGCATTGCTGGCAGTTGTAGATGTATCGCGCGTCGCACGCGTCTTGCAGGTTACTTGGAAGCGGCGGCGCTGGCCTTTTCGGCTTCCTCGGCTTCCACTGCATCTTGCGCGGCGCTTGGAAAAAAGTTGTCCATCACAATACGCATCACGTCGGTAGCCCAACCGTCCTTGCGCTCCAAGTCGTAGCCATCGGCGGGGAAGGACGAAACCCACTCATCGAACTTCTCATCGAACTGAGGGTTTGCCGTCTTGATGCACGCGTAGAAGATTTCGAGAAGCGGCACGAGCGGTGGGAATCCGAACTTGTTCAAGTTCTCCAAGATCGCGCCGGTATCCTCGTTAATGTCCTTCGGGCGCATGGTTCCGTTGGGCTTCACGACGTTGAAGCATCGAGAGAACGCAATCGGCGTGAACGCGTTGAAGGTCGCTTCGAACTCATTTTCACCAACCTTGATAACCATTCGCAACCTCCTACTCGCTCGGGGTCTTGTGCGCAAGCTCGATATCGACCGCATCAAAGAAGGTGTCGTAATCAGCAAGGCCGGTGAAGCTGTCATAGCCGCTCGTGCGAATGTCGGTGCTCGGGATGGTGACGGGTCGCCACGTGAACGGGTAATCGAGCTGCGTAATCTCCGGCGTATCCTGAATGGTGTTAAGCTCCTGCGTCGGCTTCGAGAGCTGGCACATGAGAAGGCAGCGACGGCGACCGAGCACGTGCCCCGGCTGCTCGCACATGAAGGCGAACTTTTTAGGCGTTCGGTCTGCGCTCAGGATGGTTCGCCCGTCCTGCGCGATCTCGTAGCCCACGAGGTCTGCGATGAGCTGGCGAAGCTCAGCCGTCCCCTCGGTGTCGTAGAAGCTCATGGTGCCGCTTCCGCCGTTGTCCTGCTGCTTGTCAAGCCACGGTTCGTTGTCGGCGTAGCTCGTTGCCGTCTCGACGGTCGGCTCCATGCTGATAGCGACGGTGCCCGCGACGTGCACGGGGTCTTCGTAGGTAAGCGCGTCTTCGTCGGTGCAGATCGCGAAATGCGAGTTCTTCACGCCGAAGAATCCGTTTCGTGCCATTTGTTTTCTCCTAACTCTCGGCGACGTTCACGGTGAACGCCGCTTCGGTAAGCTCTTCTGAATCAATGTTCGTGATGCTCAGCGTGAACGGGCACTCTGCGGCTTCGAGCGCGCCGCGTATGCGCTTCTCGGTCGCGTAGTCGCGGTGCCGCGTGTAGAGCGCGATATCGTAGGGCATCCACGAAAGGTAGGTGCCGTTGTCCGCGTAGGCCGCTTCGTTGTAGCCCGCGACAAGGCAGATGAAGGGCGGTGCCGGTTCCTCACCGTCAGCGAAGCGCTGGTTAGCCCACGGGATGCCGAGCGAATCGAGAACGCCGCAGAGCGCCTTTAGCTCAATCATCGTCCGTCGCCCCCCATCTCCGCGAACTCTCGCGCCACTTGGTCTGCAACCTTCCTGATAACGCCGTCGCCGGGAACGGTGCCGTAATCCTCGCCAGTCTGGTTCGTGATCTGGTGGCCGTTCTCCAACAGGTGCGTTAGCTGGTATCGCCGGTTGTGCACGGTGCATTCGGTGCCCGTCTCATCGGTCTTAACATCGGCCTTCCAGCCCTTCTTGTAAGCACCGGTGCGCACCTTGCTTTCTTGCTTCAACAGCTTCACGGCGCGCCTTCCGGCTTCGCCCGCATTCTCAGCGAGCGCAGAAACGTTGTCTTCCACGCACTCTTTCATGCAGCTGCTTATGAACCGCTCGATGCTCTGCTCAGCCACGGTCGCCCACCACCTCAGCGAGCGTCAGGCGCACGAAGTCGGGGCTTGACCTGTCAACGCGCGCGACCGTGAGCCGCGCGCCGTCGAACTCGACTAGCCGCTCACCTTCGTATGCGCTCTTGCGAATCTGCAATACGGCTTCGGGGTGTACGCCAGCGGCAGCGGCGGCGTAATAGGCCGCGTCGCCCATAGAGAATACGTTGCAGAACACCTTGCGCTTTGTTTCCTCCGTCTGCTGCACGCCGTATTCGTCCTTCTTGACAGTCTTAGCGATGAGCTGGCACGTGCCAGCCCACATGCTCATTTCACGCCCCCGAACTCCGAGCTGCCGCGCATCATGGTTAGCAGATCGTCGAAGCTCTGAGTAAGGCGGTCGGCATCGGGGTTGTCCATGCCGAAGTTCGCCTTGCAGTAGACCTTCACCGCGAGCCGAACCGTGCTGTTCGAATCGTCGGCGGCTACGGTATCGGCAACGCCGCCCGCGCGCATCGCGGCGCGGGCGGCTTCGATGAGGTCTTCGATCTCAGCGTCAAAGTCGGTGCAGTCGGCGGGAATCCTCAGCGCTTCGCGGCACGCGTCAAGCAGCTTCGGCTTCTCTGCCATCTGTCACCACCTCGTTACTTTGCGGCGGTGCCGATGGTGAGCTGTCCGAAAGCCTTAGGCACGACAAGGCCGCCGTCAAAGAGCAGGTAGCCGTCAAAGCAGCGCTTCTGCGTACCAGGCTCGACATAGGGCGTAACGTCCACGCCGTCGAAGATGTTTCCACGGAACAGGTCGGGATAACCAGCCTTGATGATGCCATCTGCCATAGAATCGTCGCGCTTAACGAGCTTGCCGAAGATATGACCCTCAACGGCGGGGTCTTCGGTCTTCTCGTCCACGAAGTAAGAGCGCCCGTTGGCATCCTCGACCATAGCAATGTGGTTCCAAATAGTGTTGCCGTTGGCGTAGATAATGCAGCCCTTCGGCGCGGGGTTGCCGTAGGTGTAGAGCAGGCCGAGAAGCTTGGTGATATCCGCCTTGGCAAGCGTGCCAGCGGTGGCGCAGTTAATCTTGTTGCCGGAATCCATGCCGAGCGTGCCGTCAACAGTCTTGGCGTGGACACGCGCGTTGGCGGCGACGGCAAGGCGCGCGCCAGTCTCGTTGACGATGTACTGCTCAAAGCCGTTGATAGACTGAACCGCCATCTTACGGCTCATCTTCACGGTCTTCTTGATCTCCTCGCCCGTAAGGGTGATGGTGTCGAACTCGTTCTGCTCCTCATCGGTGGGCGCTGCGCCCTCATCGGTCTTCGCCGCGTCGCCAGCCTTGATGCTCTTATGGCGGATAAGCTCGAACTGATGCGGGAAGTTGTCCTTGTGGATGTCGCCGTAGAGAACAGCCGTGTTGTCAATCAGCGTGAAAATCTGCGTCTGAAGCTCGACGGGGATAACCGCATCGGTGTTGCTGGTCAGATGCGTAAACGCCGTGCGCTGCTCGATAAGGTGGTTGTACGCGTCGCGCTCAACCTGCGTAAGCTCGGTGCCACCGATGAGCTGCACGCCGGAACGGCTGGCAATGTCCTTCACCCACGCGCGGCGGGCGGCGGCGTTGTAGTCGGTGGTGTCGCGCACCTGCGGAAGGGCACCGCGAGCGCTCGCGGAAGTCCCCAGCGGCAC